TCGTTGCTAAGAAGCGTCAACGCAGCGATCTTATTTGCATACAGCGTAATGCTGCTGATCGTAGGATCGGTTGGGCTGATCTGGCTTCCCTCGCCAATGAAGGCAGCAGACTGGTTAGCCGTGAGGCGCGGCACAGTGATCTGCTCGCCAGTAGACGTGCGGATCTTTGTTGCACCTTCGTACACGGGGTTTCCAGCGGTCAAGGCGACCACTACAAAATCCGCGAACGACACGGGCACAGTAGCTGTGGCTGAAGAAAGCGCGCGAATATCAAACTTCGCGGATCGCTTCTCGCCTGCTGCAATGGCGCGGAGAACATCCGCGTCGTTGTCAGACTTAACTGCATTCTCAACCTTAAGTGCGCGCTCTGCGAGCGCATCAATCTTGGCTGCGCGCTCTTCAGCCTGCTCAACGGAATCCATCTTGGACTTCTTGTCCGACATGGAATCGTTTAGCTTGGTCCAACGAGCTTCCTCTTCTGGTGTGAACTCTCGCTTCTCATCGGTTGCCGTCGCAAGAAGGGCTTTCGCCTCTTCCCAATCGTTTCGGTAACCAGCGAAAAGCTTCTTTGAAATCTCCGACATTTGGAGTTCCTTTCTGCTTTCGTTTAGTTAATTTCTTTCACCCAGTGGTGCTTTGGCAGTGGTGTCCGTCAAGACCCTCGTGCCGTCGCCCTCGTGGATCAAATTCGGTTTGGATCTAGCGCCATAAGCGCCAGCTGTCGCTCGCGAACGCTGAGCGGGATGGCACGGTTTGTGTCATCCATCTCCTCGTCATCTTGGTAGGTTGCTGTTTCGGACTCCTCTTCGGCGTAGTAATCCAGGATGCCGCGAGCGCGGTCCATGACTTCTTGCGGGATATCGGTCTGTGGCAGTCGCGACGCGGCGGCGTTTAGACCAGCGCGAATTGCAACAAGCTCGCCACCGATTACGTCAGCGAAGCCAAGTTTGTAGGAGCCGCGAAGCTCTGGCGCTGCGGCATCGTAGACGAGGAACGCGCGACGAGCGACGGAGGGATCAGAATTCTCCCCATCAAAACCAGCCAGGGAAAAAACCCTTTCAGCGGCTGCTGCGCCGTCCCAGTCGCGCGTTTCGTCAATCTCCAGCTCGCGGTCTGCGCCGATAACCCAAGGGCTTCGGACTTCAGGCGCGATCTTACGGATTGCGAGATCAATAACTTCCGCGTCATCGCTCTTGACGTTGCCATTCAGCAATCCGTCAATCGCTCGCGTAAGTTTGTTTGCTGCAATATCTGTGCGCTGCGCAAGCGCGCGCACTGCGCCCAAACCGATTGTGGCTGGGTATGCAGGAACATTTCCAGTGAGTAGCGAGATCTCGTGAAGTCGGATTGACTTCAGCTCGCGCACGCCTTCTTCGTTGTAGCCATCCCCTCCGTTCGGCACCGAAAAGCCAAACGAAAGTCCCATGCTTGCGCCATCGCGCTTAATCATTGCTGCAAGATCTCGTGCAAACGAAACCTCTGGATTCAAAGCGACGCGGACCTTAAGACCGCGATCATCCTCTGAAACCTCAAGTGTTCCAGTCCTAGTGGAGCCAAGGAACATCTTAGGATCATGGTCCTGGAGCGCCTTCACTTCCCACTCGCCGCGATCAGCAGCAGCAACAGACTTGCTAAATGCCTTTGGCTTGATCACTTCGCGAAAGCCAAGACCTTCCGATTCGGTGTTGAACAAAGCGGCGTATGACTCAAACGTGTAGCCATCGCCCTCAGCGCGGATCTCTGTCTGCGCTTGTCGGAATTCCATCGTCATGTGTTTATGCTCCTTACGCTCAGCGTTTTGGACGATGTTGTCCGCCCATCGCTTACCATTATCCCCGCCCCAAAGCGCGTGGGCAATCCTACCGTTGCTAGGGTAGCCCTCTTCTCCAGGTCGGAAACCTTCTGCTTCACTATCTACTTCATGGCGCGCAAAGAAGCTCGCCATGCGTTGAACCGTTTCAAACGGAAGATTGCGCCCGTTCACGATATCTCGTGCGCGAGCGATTCCAACCTCCGTGCCGCCACGTCCGAATTCACTGCGCCAATCAAGTCCGCGCTGTGCTTCTTCTTTCATGGCATCTGTTGGCGTGTAGCCGTCTGGATCAATCGGCGCGCGCTCTTCTTGCGCTGGCTCCCAGGCGTTGCAGTAGTAGGCGCCACTCACATAGTCATCCCACTTCTCGCAATACGCCTTATCGCCCTGCACATCTGCCTCGTTATAAAATCGGCAGTTGCCGCACGCTCGCCCCTCTGGAACATCTTCCGATAGGGCTGGTCGGTAATTATCTGGAAGTGCGCGGTTTGTCATTAGTTAGGCTGGTACAACAGATAACTTACACTGTGCGTTGCGCTATCAACGATGCCATAAATATCATCGTTGCGACCAATCTTCACAGTGATCGTCTGACCAGCTTGGAGATGCAGACCGTTTGTGATCGTGACATCGGACTCACCAATCCAGACATCCTTTGTCTTCGTCGTGATCGTCAGCTCAGCCTTGTCGGAATTCGTTGCGGCACAGATAAGCGTCGCGGCGGTTCCAAGCGTAACCTGGTTGGTAGCAATACTCATTAGATTCCCTCTGGCTGTGGGGTCACTGGCGAAGCGCCATTGTGCTTGACCCCCGTGATCCCAGCAGCCTTGGCTGCATCGGCTGGGTTGTATCCAGCGGCAACAAGAATTCCCACAATGTCTGCGCGCTGGCGTAGATCAGCTGCGTCAGCAGCAGCCTGGTTCAGCGGCATTCGGTAGACGTCTCCGCCCTCAATCGGCGTCATGTCTTCCATCCTTCTAATGTCATTAATGCTGGTCCAGCCTTCTTGAATGGATACCCTGTGTACTTCCGCTCGTGCTTGCGCAGTGCCGCGAAGGATGCTGTCCATGTTGAATCGCACGAATGCATCTGGCGGAAGAAGCAACGAGGAGAGCTGTCGTTCCAGCGCCTCTGTCAAGGGACGGAGTGTGAACTGCACGAAGGCTAGGTTTTGCTGTTCCACACTTGAATATGACATCGCACCAGGTGTGGTGACGCCAATCAAAACTGGCGGAACCCTAAAGACTCTAGCCACCTCTTCGGTGCTAAAGCCGCGCGACGCAAGAAGCTGCGTGTCTTCTGGCTTGAATGAGAGCGGCTTCCATGTGCTACCGCCCGTCAATACACCAGGTGTGTGCATGTTTGCGCCAGTGTGGTGTCGCAGCCACCCAGCTTTGAGTGCCTCTGCCTGATCTTTCGTCAGCTCGTGAGGAACTTCAATGATGCCCGTTGGCATGCTTGCGGAGGCGAATAGCGACGATGCGCTCTCTTCTAGCGTTGCGCCAAGACCGAACGTGCGGCGCAGCTGCTCAATCGGATTGATACCGCGAAGATCTCCAGGGAGCGTGATCAGCGGGATGTGGATGATCGTATCCTGACCATAAACAACAAAGTCGTTTCGTTCAGTCTGCTGCACGCGATACTTGACTTCCCTTCCTTCGCGGAAGATCGTCACACGGCGAGGATCAATGACTCTGACTTCCAAAACTTCGCCGCTCTCTGAGCGTGGGCAGTATAGGAAAGTATTCCCCTCTGTATAGAGGCTTACGATGGCTTCTGAAATAAGTTGATTGAACGTGTAACCAGGCTCATCTGGAATCGGAATCAACATCCATGACGGCTTATCTCCGCCTGGGCGATACGGTCGGCGCACTCCGCCCGTGCGAATATACGCGTCAGCAGGGAAACTTGATACCACGTCCGCCAGCAACCGCACCGATGCCCATGCAGCAGTAAGTGCGAGTACGCCCTTGCTATCTAGCGTGACATTGGAAAACGGCACGCGATCAAACTTCATTCCCTGAATGTTTGTGATCGCACGCTGATCCTGTTCGCCAAGAATTCTACGGAGAAGACTCACTAATTACCTCGCTTATAGCCGATAGCAACAAGGCTAATGCCAGCTGCAACCACGAGGCTGAGCGGCTGAATAAGATATAGCCCACCGATAATCAGTGCGGCTCCGATAAGTTCAAGTGCAGTTGATTTGGTCACAGGCTTATAAACTCCGCTGTAGGCTTTTTGACTACATGTTGCGAATGATACTTTGCGCGGTCCCAGCTCATGATAGCGCAGACCGCTGCGTCAATCTTCCTGGGAGATCCCTTGTGCTCTTTTACTACGCGGGGACCGAATCGGTCAATCTTAACGGTGCAGTTATCAAGATGCCTCGCAAGTACTGGATCGCCATTGTGTGACAGTTTTTCTTGTGCAACTGCGTCCGCGAAGCCCGCACACGCGGGCACCATACGAGCAGGAGATTGACTGTACATGACCACGGGCAGTCCGTCGTTTTCCCACTTCTGTAAAACAGAAGCCCAGCGATACGGGTCAGCTGCGATTTCTCGCACCTGGTAGGTCTTGCAGATGTCGTACATTTTCGCTTCAACTTCGTCCATTGGAACTTGCCAATGCGGATCGTCAAGCGGTCGCTCCCAGATCGCAAGCGTCTGAATGAATCCATCAAGTGTGCACGCCGTGATCGCCGTACTGTCGTTAGAGAAGGCGCCATCAAACGAGACCACAACGTCTTCGCCTTTTTCTAATGTGCGTTCAACGGCGAGTCGGTCCCAGGCTCCTTGCGGAAGCCATGCAGTATTCGTAGTCACCCACTGGTTCATCCGCTTCGTGCGATATTCCATTTCGCTAATGGACTTGACGGCGCTCTCAAAGTCTTCTGGGTTTAAGTAATCGCCATAGGCTGGGTTTGCGGCAGCCCAAACAGCTGGGTCGCGATAATCCGCGCCGTCAGGTGCGCCCCACCATCGGAAGAAGAATGTTGGATCTTCAATCTCGCCAGACTGCACTCGCATGCCGTATTGCCAGAGCTTGTAGCAGATCGTGTCTTGTCCATGGCTATCGGTGCGGCTTCCCGCAGTAGTAATCGCCACGATCATCGGTTGTTTGCGTGTACCAGATCCAAGATTGATTGTGTTCCAAAGCCTATCGTCTGGTTGAACATGCAGCTCATCTACAACCGCGAGAGATGGGTTCAAGCCTTCTGCACGAGAGGCATCTGCTGATAGCACGCGGAAGACTGACCCGTTTGTTGGGTACTCAATAACATCGCGCATTACGCGCAGGCGTTGACTCAAGATCGGATCTAGCTGCACCATGCGTGCCGCTTCAGAAAAGATAATACGCCCCTGCTGTCTATCTCCCGCAAGTGCATAAACCTCGCTGCCTGGTTCATCAAGGATCAACCCATGCAAGGCAATGCCTGCACCCAGCATTGATTTTCCATTCTTCCTAGGAAGACCTATGAGTGCGCGTCGGTGTTTGCGAAGACCATTTTCGTCGGTCGCGTAGAGTTCACGCAAAAGCGTTTTTTGCCATGGTCGCAGTTGTATAAGTTGCCCTGCAACATCGCCTTTAGTTAAGCGACAGAAGTTTTCAATGAAGTCAATAACGGAGTCGCCTTGACTAGCGTGCTCGCCTTGCTGAGCTGATGAGCGCGTCAAGTTTCGCTGCCGCCGTGTTCGCTTCGCCATCCAATTCACCTCTCAAACCGCTGCGTGCCGCAGGCGTCAGCCCAAGCTTAGACGCAAGTTGAAGCATAAGCACGGCGTTATCCCGAACGATCTGGTGGAGCGGTGACTTTACGACTTCGCCATTCTGACCCCGCGTCAGCGGTCCAGTCTCAAGATACATTTGTTCGGCTTGTCTGTACCGAATTGCCGCCTCGCAATAAAGTCGCAGCGTATGCAAATCCGCTGAAGTCAGCATGCCCGTGTGAGCCACCGCTTCAATAACTTCTTCCCAAATCCCACGGGCTTGCGGAGAAATATCTTTTGGCGGACTGAAATCTGCACGCTTGGGAAGCGGCTCTTCATAGTTCACACGGCTGGGTCGCGTCTCACCTTTGAGCAATTTTAGCCGCGAAGAAGTCGGAGCTGGTCCGCGCTGTCCCACTCTGCACCATCCGTTTCTTGTAACAATCTAAACTCAAAAACCTGTCTGAGCGTGTAAGCACT